ATCGTCACGCGGCGATTGCGACTTCCAGCCTTTTGCATGGATTCTCCTAGTCCGGCCACCAACGGTAGGGCGCAGCCAATTCCTCGAAGCCTTGCGGAACCGGTGCCAGCCGCAAGTCCGTGGCGGCCTCGCGGTTCTTATCCCAGTGGCCGACAAGCAGGAGCAGAGCCAGCACCACGTCGTCCTCAAGGACCAGCGCGTTTGCGGGTGCGGGGTCGGGAACGTCCTCAGCGGTCCTATAGAGCTGGCGCAACGTCCTGGCCTGGAATCTCCGCACCGCCGCGCCCACGTATCGCCCCAGCAAGGTGTCGCTGGTGTCCTCGGCCTCAATGCGCAGCTGCTCCCGCACTTCGTCCAGATCGAGCATGGATGTATGCGGACTGATTGCTCAGCCCGCCCCCGAAGTAGTTAGGCCGCCTTGCCCTGCAGCGCCTTGATGGCGGCGGTGTCCTGCAACACGCAGCCAAAGCGATGGAATGCCAGGAAGCCCGTCTGGTCGAACTCGGCGTACCGTTCAACCAGGCGCTTGAGCACCAAGTAGCGGACGCGGCGCAGGATGAATTGGTCGAAGTCGCCGGCGAACATGAATTTCGCACCAGCAGCCACGGACGGAATGGCCTGGTCGATCACATACTGGTATTTCAGCAGCCGGGCCGGTGCGCTGGCGTCAAGGCCCGGGATCCACAGCGGCCGGCCGTTGCCGTCCTCCATTTCTTCCAGGACCTGGAGCGTGGTGTCGTTGAACGCCAGGCGGAACTTGGGCGCGTTGCGGTACGCCGGGTCGATGGAGTGAATCAGGCCGTTCACTTCCTTCCAGGTGAACGTGCCCGCCGCGGCGGTTTGCTTACCGACGGAAGCAGAAGCGGCCAAGCCCTTGGGCTGGGCGGGCGTGCCGGCGCCCGTGCCCATAACGATCAGGCGGGATTCGGCGCGACCGATACGCGATGCGATGCGTCCCGCCAGGAACGTTTCCATATCGATACCGCTGTCGGCCAGCAGTTCGTTGGAAACGCGGATCACTTTGGAGGTCAGCTTGTGGGCGCCCAGGGCGTCCATACCGAATTCGACGTCCTTCTCGCCGGCATCCGTGTTTTCGCCGATCAGTTCGCCTTCGTCGTTCGTGCCGTCGCTCGTCGGCCACTCGATCGGGTTGCCGCCGTCAGTGACCAGCACTTGCGCAACGCTGGCGATGCCGCCGTACTGCTTCATGGATTCCTGAACTTTCGCCAGGAATGTCGTCGGAACGGTGTAACCGCCCTTCTCCGGGCCGGTCACGCCCTGGGCGCGGGCTTCGAGCAGCAACTTGCGCTCTTCCGAGGTCAGATCGGCCGCACCCTGGCGCACGAACTTGATGAAGGCCTGGGAGCGTTGCTCCTCGGGAGTGCCCAGTCCGGCGACCGCCGCGGCTTGCGCAGCCAACTGGCCCGCGTTGTCGTCGACGTAACGCTGCTCGGTATCGCGCAGCTCTTCTTCGCGCTGAATCTGCTCGTCCAGCTTCTTCAGGTCGGTCTTCATGCCGTCCCATTTGGAGCGCTGCTCGTCGCCCCAGGCGTTTTCACCTTGGGCCTCGTGGAAGGTGCGCATTTCAGCAGCGATCCGCGCACGTTTTTGCTTCAGTTCTGCAAGGGTCATATTGACTCCGATTAAATTGAGGTGAGAGAGGTCAGTTCAAGGAAGCGCTCGCGTGCGCGACGCTCATTTACAGCCTTGGCGGCCAATTCCTGCGCGCCTTCGGCCAACTTCTTCCAGCTATCCAGCGAGCGCTGGGCGGCGTGGCTGTCGCCATATGCCGGGTACGTGACCGGCGACACGTCACGCAGTTCGGCCAGCTTGTGGATCGTTCGAACGATGATTTCCCCTTCGCGGCGCCACTCGTCACCGTCCGGCGCTACCCGAAACCCGAAACTCGATCCGGTCACGTCACCGCGCTGAAGCGGTGTCAGCACGAGATCCCGAACTGTTTGCGTGTCCGGCGGGTCGATGGTGTAGGCAAGGCCCCGGGAGTCGATCTCCAACCGCAGCGTGTTGCTGCGCGTACGGCCAAGCACGAAGTTGGGATCGTGGTTAAAGAGTGCCCGCACGTCGTCGCCCATGACGTCATCGAACGCGCCAGCGGCGATTTCCTCCACAAACGTGCCGAAGAGCAGCGCGCTGCGCGTGTTGAACACGGCGGCGTAGCCCGCGATCTGCGGGCGCTGCGTCTCACCGTCGCCAGACGAGCGAAGCTCGCACGGCTGGCTACCCAGCGTGCGCATTTCAAGGTCTTTCATGGGATTCCCTATTGGCTTTCAGCCGGCGGGGTTGCCGGCGGCTTTCCGACCTCGGCGGCCGGCTTGGCGTTGACGCTGATGAGCAACTCGGACAACCCTTCGCGCGGGCTGAGGTCTTCCAAGGCCCGGACTTCGTTCCGGTCCATCCAGCCATCCGTAATGGCAGCGTGGTAGAACTCCGCGCGCTCCTTGGGCGTGCCACGAAGCAGCCCGGCCAGGTTGAGCTTCACGTAGTAGCCGGCGCGTCGCTCGGCTGGAGTGAACAGCTTGCAGTTCAGTTCCTGCTCCCAGTTCACCCCCCACGGCATCATCGAATACCGCACAAACCTGTTGGTGGCGCGCTCCAGGTCGTTGATCATGTCCGCCGGCACGTTGTAGATGGCCGCAATTTCCGTGCGGTTCATCTTTCGCGTTTCCAGGAACTGCGCGGCTTCTGGCGGAATCGTCAGCGCGCGATAATCCAGGTCCGCCGGCAGCAAAAGCGTCTTGTTTTCCGACTGGATGAGCCGGGCCACAGCCTTGGTCCAGAACTCCCGCAGACGGCCCCAGGTATCCTTATTGAGGTCGCCCTTGACGGTCAAGATGCCGGTCGGGCGACCACCTCCTTCGAAGAATTCGCGCCCATAGCGCTGCGCGGCTAGACCCAGGCCGAGCATTTCCGCATGCTGCTGAATAATGCTCTTGCCTACGCGCCCTGACGACCCTAAAGCGCGCACATGCACCATGTCTTCCGGAGACACGGCCATCGCCTTGCCGTCTTCGTCTGTCGTGCTGTAGATCCAGCGCCCGGCCGGCTTTATCAGCGTTGTGGTCCACGGCAAGCAAAACTCCAGCGACCGCAGTTCGCCGGAGCGGCGCCGATCAATCCGGGTGTAGCCATTTCCCCAGCCCAGAACATGGTGCTGCTTTGTTTCGCGCCACTTGTAGCTGGTCTGCCAGTCGTTCGGTTTCGAATGGATCAGGTCAAATGCCGGATGGTCGGTCGCAGGTTCGATCCGATTCCCCTGGCGGCGCAGCACCACCGCGGGCAATTGGGCGACGTTGCTGGACAACACGTAATGGCAGGCGTACACCGCCGAGAGGCAAAGCGCCGCTTCCGGCGTCACGGCGATCCGCTTGCCCTCGCCGTGCAAGTACTCCTGCAGATTCTGGCCTGTAAGCGGCACGGATGGGCTTTCGAGGCTGCGCTCCTCAAAGAGCGAAGATAGGATCATCGCTTCCCCCTCGCTGCCGCGCGCAGAGCAAAGCCAAGCATCAACGCTCCAGCAGCCAATAGCGCCGGCCCGGTGCCAAACTGCACGTACACCCCGGCGGCCACGCAGCCAAAGCCAGCGAGGCCGGCCGCGTCAATAAGCAGATTTTTCATGTCACATCACCAGAATGTCGTCATCGGTCAGGCTGTCCAAGACTGAGCCGCTTCGCTCGGCCAGCATGGCGCGGCCTACGGCCATAATCAGCGCCACGGCGCCGTCAATCTTGTTGTCATTGCCTTGCTTGATCGGCCGTACTACGTCGTCGTTACCGGGTAGGTTCTTGCCTATCACGTTGCCGATACACCAGGTCATGATCGGGTTCCCATCGTGATGGAATCGGCCCGAATTAATGGCCGCCTCCAACTCCTTCATGGGATCGCTCATGTTGGTGTAGTTCTGGACGATGGTGATAGGCGTCAGACCCTCATCGTCGAGCTGATGAGACAAGTTCGTGGCGCCGCTCGGATCTATCGGGCTCTCCTCGACAGGGTTGAGGCGGTTCGCCTCAATCGCTTCCGCATGGATGTCCCGATAGTCGATTTCCGAGCCGTCCGTGGTGTACAGATGGCCGGTATTGATCCACTTCTGGAAGCGTTCGGCCATCCGGCGATTGTCGGTGTCGTTCACCGTGTCTTCCGGGACCCAGAACCGGGGCGCGATGCAGTAGTAATGCCGCTTCCCACCAATATCGCGGTAGAACAGGCGCGCCATGCTGTTCATGTCCAGCTTGCGCGCCAGGTCGAACCCGAGAAAGGCGCTTTGCCCCTCGAATTGCTCAAGGGTGAGCGTCTCGTCCTTGCACGCTTCCCACTTCTGGATGTTGAAATAGCCGGCCTTGGCGGTCACCCACAGGTTTAGGTGCTTGGTCTTGAATGTGTTGGTGAAGCGCGCCTGCTTTATCGCTCGCTGCTGCTGGCTGATGAGGTATTCCGCATAGACGGAAATGCCCATATTCGGATTCGCCTTCGCCAACACCGCCGGGTCAGTCCAGTCATCACCCTCATCAATGGTCCAGATCCAGCCGAATAGTTCATCGTTCGGAACCACACCCTCCAGCATCTCAATCACCTCGCGGCGCTTGTCGTAGCAAGGCCCCTCGATGTTCGCGCCAGAGGTTGTGATGATGAACATCAGGGGATGGCGGCGTGCGCCCATGCCCGTCAGCATGGTTTCGTAGAGAGCGGCCGAATCGTGCTCGTGGTATTCGTCGACAATCGAGCAGGACGGCGATGCACCGTCACCCGGATTGCCGATGATCGGCTCAAAGCGGCTTCCGTCCTCCGGACGTGCGAGCGCTTGGGCGTTGACCTCAATGCCCATGTGCTCGACGAGCATAGGCGAACGCTGGACCATCAAGCGTGCAGGCCGGAATACCTCCCATGCCTGCTTTTCAGTCGTAGCGCCGGAATACACCTCTGCGCCAAACTCGTCATCCGCTACAAACATGGCGATACCCACGCCGGCGGCGATGACGCTCTTACCGTTCTTGCGCGGAACCTCCCAATAGGATTCACGAAAGCGGCGCAAACCTCCTTTCTTCTTCACCCAGCCGAACGTCACACCCAGGCCGAACTTCTGCCACGGCTCCAGCGTTACAAGCTGCCGCTTGAACGCCCATTCCCCCTTCGTGTGGGGCATCAACTCGATTAGCGCGAGCTTCTTTTCCGCCTCTGCCGCGTTGAATCGGTATGGGTACTTCGCCGACTTGCTGGCGGCAAGGTCATTAAGGTGGCGCTGGCATGCCAGCACGACGTAGCGGCAGGCCGGCACCTTGCCTTTCACCACGTCCTTTGCGAATTTCAGCGCCTGCGCCACCCGAGGGTACTGGGGCGCCGCCATGCATCAGCCTCCGCCCAGCAACGCGGCAAAAGGATTGCCTTTGCCGGGCTTCTTCGGCCCCTGCATGCGCTGGCGGCTGGACGGGTCCAGCCCCAGGCATGAACCGTAGGTCGCCATTTGCTTCAAAGCCTCATTGGCGACGGTCGCCGCGGGATTCTTCAGAGGTCCGCCCTGCGACCCGGCCACAACGATTCCATGTTCCTGGATTTCCTCTTCGGCCTTGCGGAACCGCCCATAAGCGGCGCAATAGGCCTCCAGATTCTGGATATCAGTCGCCTGCATGATCCCTTCGCGGCACAACAGTGGCGCCAGGTGTTCCCACAGATCCCGTCCGTGTCCTTGCATCCAGTCTGGAGCCAGAACGTTGGTGATCTGGCCGTAGGACGGCATATCTTTGTTGATTGCACGCTTTCCCGGATTGCCGGCCGCCAGCTTCTTTTCCGCCGGCTTTGGCTTGCGCCCGGAGCGCCCAGCAACTCCTGGCATGGTCTACTCCATTGGTCAAAAGATGCGCAAAAACGCGCTGCCCGCTAAATTTCATTTTCCGCGGGCGTAAAAAAAAGACGGAACGGGCCGTCCTACGTGCGGATGGGCCAAGGATTGACCCACCCCCCCCTTGCGCCGAGCGCCGGGGCCGCCACGGCCTTGCAGCAGGCCGCCACCGCACGATCAGCGACAGCGAGGGGCCCTGCTACTTCTTCGCCCGCGCTCGCGCTCTGGCGCTCTCCTGTGCGGTCTTTCGCTTGTGGCAATCCACGTTGATCGCGCCGAGGTTGCCGGGGTCATCCGTTCCGCCCTCAGCCTTCGGAATGCGGTGATCCACTTCCGTCGCAGGCAATACGCGCCCGGTGCACCTGCACTCGTCGCACTGACACAGATAGCGGTCCCGCTTCAGAATCAAGAGGCGCAGCCGGTCCCACTCAGTGCCATATCCGCGCTGGCGCCTGTTGCCCCGCAGATGGTCGCGCTTCCATCCCACCGCCTCACCTGCGTGCTTCTCGCAGTAGCCTGGGGTGCGGACCAGCGCGGCACAGCCGCGATGCCGGCATGGAAAGAGTGAACGTCGGACCATGTAACTCTCGGTTGTTTGTGCCGGGTGCTATCTACTGCACACCGCCCGGCGGCGATGACCGAATCCCCGCACGCCATGCCCAGCGCGCGGACCCTTGATAGCGAAAGGGCGGAGACGATAATTGTTGTGTATTCTTGTGTAGTGTGTATAATTACACAAATGAACAGCGCAGACCTTATCAAGCAACTGAAAGCCGACGGCTGGTATCACGTGCACACCGTGGGTTCACACCACCAGTTCAAGCACCCGACCAAGCCCGGCAAGGTCACAGTGCCGCATCCCAAGAAGGACTTGCCGATAGCGACACAGCGCAGCATCCTTAAGCAAGCCGGCCTGCGATAAGCAGGCCATTCAGGAGAACCGAATGCTCTACCCGATCCATGTCAGCAAGGACGAAGGCAGCGCCTACGGGGCGTCCTTCCCCGATTTCCCGGGCTGCTTCACTGCGGCCGACGAATTGCAGGACCTGCCGCGTGCAGCCCAAGAAGCGGTTGAGGCCCATTTCCACGGCGAGGCCAGCGCCATTCCCAATCC